GCGGGTTATCATATGATGAAGTCTATTACTGAACCTGGATATGGTACACCGGATAATATGGCATTACATTCTGGTGGTCAGAATGGTTGTGGTGGAGATTTACTTTTTACAGACACAGATGATCTCGCACAGCAGATTTTCAATCTTTGGATGTCTTCACCAGGGCATAAGGCAAACCAAATGGATGATTATAATTCGCATGGTTTTATAGCGGTTATGTACAGCCAACCAAAAGCCTACGCAGGTAAAAATTATATTAACTTTTCGGCTATCTTTTCATTTGGAAATCATAAAACCGATCAACTGGGAACGTGGGAAACAGATAATGTTGGAATGGACTCGGTTCTTGGCATGACAGAAGATGATTACAACTTGATCACAAACTACTTTATCCGATAAAAAAGAATCCCCTCTCGTAGACGAATTACGAGAGGGGATTTGTATGTCGAAGAGGTAGTAAAATAGTCGATGATATGCTATACTGAATCTAATCAGATCAGAACGTGATAGGGATAGTCTGATGGTTGTCCTTTCTGGAAACAGAAAGGGGGCAATGCCAATGAATACAATGGAAGTGTTGACACTTTTACTTGTTGTTTTTGCGGCGTTATAAATTAGTGGCGAAAACCCATAGGCTTGCCTGTGGGATGAAAGCAACATATTTTTTACTTGGTTTTTGCATAGAATAGATGTATAATATATGCATAGATAAAAAGGAGGTTAAGTGCATGGGAAGACCGAAATCAAACAATGTACAAATTAACATTTCAATTCCTATGGAGTGGAAAAAAGAACTGGAAAATATTGCTCGTATCTATTCTGTTGAGGAAGGGAAAACAATTACATTCCTTGATTTAATGCGTCGAGGAATTCAGGAAAAGTATCAGTTAGGAGAACAGAATGATGAGCAGGAAACCCTATCATAGTGCTTCGCATTGCAAGTATCTGATACAGTATCATATTATCTGGTGTCCAAAATTTAGATTTTCTGTATTACATGGGAAAGCAGATATTACTCTCAAACAGATACTACAAAAAATATGCGAGGATTACGGATATAGAATTAAAGCACTTGAAGTAATGCCGGACCATATCCATATTTTTGTAGATGTGCCACAAACAGTCGCTCCCTGCGATGTGGTTAGAACACTCAAAAGTAAAAGTGCGATTGAATTATTTAAGGCATATCCAACACTGAAACGGTTTTATGCAAGATGTGGTGTTTTATGGTCGAGGGGATATTTTATATCTACAGTGGGACAGATAAGTGAAGCAACAGTAATGCAGTATATAGAGGAACAGAAAAGTCATGAATGAGAAGGAATATAAGAAAAGCCTAAGACAATTTCATAAACATTCTGACAGACATATCCTGGTCGTAGAAACCGATATGTCTTTTTCTGATATACAAAAGGTGGTAGCTCTTTCTGATAAGATTCGAAAAGCAGGAAATGAACTGGTTGGTCTTATGAGAAAGAATTACGACCAGCTTATCCGTACGAAAAGGTATCGGAAAGTACGGAAACTTTATGGTGCTACAGAAGAGAAAAAGAAACGAAAAGTACTTGCCAGTCAGCTGAATGAAATGCAAAAGAAATATCATGTTACATGGGATGATTGTAGAACATCTATGATACCAATCGGTAAAAAATATGGAATTGATGCTATATTTGCACTTACAAAAGCCGAAGATGTTTGGAGAGGGATAGAAAAATGCTTATATGCAAATGGTAAGACACTCCACTTTTCTAAATATGGAGTGTTGCCCTGTATTCGAGCCAAACAAAGGAATCGTGGGATTCCAATTTCTGTGAAAGAGAATCAATTGCAATTTAAATTTGGTAAATCTACGTTTGGAATACAACTGAAAGATAGATTTCAATCGGATGAAATTCACGCTGTTTTGGATTACCTTGCTGAACCTGAAATAATAGATAAGAAAGCAATCCAGATATTTGCAGAGAAAGCGTATTGTATCAATACTTACAGACCCTGCTATGCTACGCTTGTACCAAAGTTGATTCGTAGGAAATACAGAGTGTATTTGCACTTAACGATTGAGGGGAAAGCAAAACCGAAATATGACAGATTTGGGAATCCAAGGCATAAATTTGGAAAAGGTATCATTGGTGCGGATATTGGAACGCAGACCGTTGCTTATACATCGGATACGGAGGTTGGTCTTAAAAACTTATCCGAAAGAGGGAACAGTATTCAAAAATCCGAGCGATTAGAAAGAATTTATTATCGTGCAATGGATAGAAGCAGACGAGCGACCAATCCACAGAATTATAATAAGGATGGTACGATTAAAAAAGGTCGAAAGATTTGGAAATACTCGAATCATTATAAAAGACTGAAAGCGAAACACGCAGAATTATGCCGTATTAATGCAAGAAACAGACAGCTTGCGATAAATGAAGATGCCAACTATCTAAGAAGCCTTGGAGATGTGTTGATTACAGAGCCTAAAAATGCCAGTAAACTTATGAAACGAGCGAAAGAGACTACGAAAAACAATAAAGGTAAGTTTAACAAGAAAAAGCGTTTCGGTAAATCAATAAAGAATCGATGCCCTGGTGGATTTCAAACGACAATAGAAAAGAAATTTGAAGTGTCTGGTGGCAGATATATAGAAGTGGCGAGCAATTATAGAGCAAGTCAATATGACCATACCGCGGATGCTTATGTCAAAAAGAAGTTGTCGGATAGAATGTATCATTTAGCGGATGGAACATTGGTACAGCGAGACTGGTATTCCTCATTTTTACTATACTGTTACGATGATAAAATAGAAGAGATAAATAAAACAAAATGTAGAACAGAATTTGAAAAACATTACAAGAGGGAAAAAGCCTTAATTGAATGGATTCAGGCGAATCAGATTAAAATTTTAAATAGCGGAATAAAAACAGCATAAATGAAATACGTTAGGGAGATTGACGATACTTCCTTATCAAAAGATAGAAATTTGCCGTCAATGTGGTCGTAGGACTGCCCGGCAATAAAAGTCCTTACTCAAATAGACTTACACTTGTATTCCAAAGTCTGAGAATGATGTACGATTACAAGCTAAACTTGGTAGTAAGAACCCCACGGGCTTGCCCGTGGGAGTCGTCAGTTTACATAGACAACCACCGCAAGTAGCAAGAAGGCTATTCCCTACCGCAAATAGGGGATAGCCTATGTCTCTTGTTGCTCTTTGTAATAATTTAGATTATTTCAGAAAG